TCCTTTTCTCATTATACTTTTTTAGCTAGTTTCTTATTCATTTTCATTTGTACTTTTTCTGGTAGTTTAGAAAAACCCTTAAACTTTTTTTTCATAGCTGTTTTCTTCATACCATTTTTCTTCATATTATTTCTCATCATTCCTGGCATTAGCTGTACCTCCTGTATTTAGCTGTTTTTTTTGCAATCGCTTTCGGTTGCTTCACAAACTGTTTGCCCTTTTTTGTTCCTTTTCGCTTTGCTCTTGTCGTTGCCGCATACTCCGCAGATGATAGACTCTTGATAGCTTTCTCTGGCAAATATCTTTCCCCAGTCTCCGAAGACTTCTTTCCAGATTTCGTTCTCCATTTCTGCTTTCCCCATGCTTTTAAACTCCTTTGACTTTTAGCAAGTGCCATTATGCTCTTCTCCTATTTCTTATAGCCTCTTTACCTTTTTTAAATATAGATGCTACCTCAGATTTACCCATAACCTTTGCTCTCTGTTCTCCAACAGTTAGAATTTGAATCTTCCTAGCAAACGGCTTACTGATCTTTTTAACTTTCGCCACAGTTTTCCTCGCATCCGCTGGCGTTGCGAACTTAATTCCAACAGTGTCACGAGGGTTTTCGTCTGTATAGAGTCTCCGACCATACTTCTTTCCTGGGTGTTTACCTGTACCTTTCTTAGGCTCTTTTCTTTTTCTTGCCATTGCCTTTTAGAGCACTTGATAATAATTTATGTTGTCCAGTATGTGCCTTAACAGCACCTTTTAGACCTTTAATAACTTTTTTTATTTTTGCTTTTGCTTTTTTCATTTTTTTTCCTTTTACTTGGTAATAGACCTTTATTCACTGCACGAGCACGTTCACTGAATCCTAGTTTCTTACCTTTTTTTATTTTAGATTTAATTGTTGATACCTTTGCTACCATTGTATTTTTCTCTCCAATAGTTTTTTCTTTCAAGTAATCTTATCTTGTATTCAAGATTAGATATACCTAAAATCTTTTTAATAAAGTCTAGCATTATTTGTAACCACCACCTGCTGCTTTGTATTTTTTAGCTAGCATCTGTGCTTTTCTTGCACTCCACTGTCCAGGTTTTCCACCCTTTGAACTAGCCATGATCTGATTAAACATTCGTTTTCTCATACCAGGTTTTGTATAGTTACCTGCCTTATTTACTGTCGACTTTTTCTTCGCCATTTTTGATCTCCTTATAATCATAGTCATAACTGCCTTCTTCATTCTCGTCAGTTATCCATTTAGATGTGTCTTCTACAGACCATATTCTAGTATTAACTAATCTATGTATAAGAGGTTTGCTTGGATCTGCAGCCATAGATGGATCAAAGATCCTTAATCTATTATTTGGCTGTATAGCATAGTTACCATCATCTAATTCTATTACATGTCCACATTTGTGTTGATCTGGTTTTTCTGCATAACCAAAATCTAATTCATTGTAATCACCTGCACACCAATCAATAGTAAATAGATATGTACCCTCTCTCTGTTTTTTTCTTCTAGATGTATATATCATCTTACAACCCTGTAATTGATAGAATCTGGTAACACTTACATTGTAACTAAAAGAATCCCACAACATTAATTCATTTAAAGGTAATTCTTTTACTCCAGGTTTTTTACAGAAAGCTGATACTGGTGCTCTCCACCATATACCACCATCTGTCATCATATAATGAAACAATGGTACTTGTTTTGGTATGGATGTGAATCCAAATACAACACATTCAAAATATTTATCGTGTGAATCTTTTTGATCCCTTAGATAGTTACCACGAACATAACACTCTATTGGTGGGATATTAGCATTTAAATACATATTACTCCAATATTAACGCTTTAATTGTTTTTCTACCTTTATATATTTCTGTCTCTGCCTTACCCTTATAGCATTTATAAGATACAGATTCAGAATACTCACGTTCAGCATGGCGTTTACCTCTTAGGCATGCAGCCATATTATCTTTAATAAGATGCTCCTTGATCTCTCCGTTTATGAACATAAGTAGGGCTACCACAGACTCTATCATTGTGAGTTCCCATTTGTATATTTCATTTCTCTGTTTTGATCTTTTAACTTTTCGATATCTATCAAAACTTTATCCATCTGTCCTCTTAAAAATTCTATGTTTACTTTATTTAAGGCCATATCCTCTACATGTTTATTAATTTTATCTGTAGTTTTATATAGATCCTCAATCATCATAAATTGTTCGCTATCTGCAGGAAGCGAACCAAGTTGACCTCGTGGCCATTTGATTCTAAATTCTGTATTTTCTATTAATTCTTTTTCCATTAATTGTATACGAGTATCAGCAACATTAAGACGTTCTACAATTTGGAAATATCCCATAGTTCCGAGTGCTACGATAATTATTAAACTGGCAACCGTCTTCATGGGCATTTGCACAGCTGCCTCTTCCGAGATGTTAAGTGGTTTTTTAGTCATATATTTTTCTTTTCTTTTATTTTAACCTGTTACAGCAATAGTGGCTGCCATACAGCCAGTTAATAAAAATAGTAAAGGTAGATATATCAAAGTGATTGTACCTCCTCTAGTGTTTCGTAACATCCAAATTTTATGTACATACGATGTGTATTTACATCATCTGGCCCAATCTGCTCTAGTTTTATTAGTGATTGTTTATAACCTTCTACTAAACATTCATACTCTGTATTAAATTGTTGATCCCATACAAAAGGAGGAAGGCATGTCTCT